AAGCGACCAATTTACAATGCGATTCAACCAATGAACGCAGCTGGAGATGTACGCCCTACATCAATCCGTGGTAACGTGTTAGGACTTGATCTATACGTAGACAAGAACTTCTCACAAACTGCATTTGATGATAACTCAGCGATCATCCTTGCACCAGAAGCATTTACTGTATATCGCTCACCTCAGGCATTTATGTCTGTTAACGTAGTATCAAACCTACAAGTACAGGTAGCAATTTACGGATTCATGGCAACAATTGCCAAGATGCCTTACGGAATCATCAAGTACGCAAAGGCCTAATAACCAAGTAATAATCCCTCAGGGTTTAGTAGCCCTAGCCCTGGGGGAGCTTTTTTAAGAGAGGAATACAATGACAGCCACCTACGTGACGAAAGCTGAATTGCGCAGTAATTTAGGGATAGGCACTTTGTATACCGATGCAGTAGTAGAAGAAGTCTGCCAAACAGCACAAGATTTATTAAATCAATATTTGTGGTTTAATGATGCACCAGTAGTGGCCGCTGGATTACAAAACAATGTAGCCACATTAGTATTAGCAAACCCAGGCATATTTGTAAAAGGTCAAACAATTAGCGTAGAAGGCTGTGGCAGTATTTATGGTGGCCAGCATGTGATTACTGGCACAATACCTGGATCTAATATCCCAGTATCGATACAAAATGCATTTTACAATTTCTTTTACAATTACTCATGGCCTAATGGCTATTCATTTATTCAATTTACAGAGGTACACGCAAACGACCCATTTCATAGAATCCTTCCATATGGCAAAGCAAGTGGCCAAGATACTAAAGAAGATGATTACTCTGCGGTACCCGCAATCAGAGAGGCAGCTATGATTTTGGCTGTCGATATATGGCAAGCTAGACAAGTTAGCCAGACTGGTGGGGTAGGCATGGATGGGGTCAGTGCTAGCCCTTATCGGATGGGTTATCAGCTGATTAACCGAGTGCGTGGCCTCATCCAGCCATATTCAGCACCTGCATCACTGGTAGGTTAATATGCCAGCTGCGATTACCACACTACGTAGCACACTAGCCACAGATCTTACTAATGCTGGCGTCTGGTCAGTTTTTGCTTTTCCGCCAAGCACTCTTCTCGCCAATGCAGTAGCAATCACCCCTGGCGATCCTTACATAGTACCGAGCAATAACGATCATGTAACAGTATTGCCTTTAGCAAACTTTAGAATTTTAATCACTAAACCTGCGTTAGATAACCAGGGTAATTTGGCTGGTATGGAAGATTACATAGTAGCCGTAGTAACAAAGTTAGCAGCGTCAGCGCTGACACTTAATATATCAAGCATTTCAGCTCCAGCAATCGTAAGCGCTCAAAGTGGCGATTTATTGGTGTCTGAAATAACAGTATCAATCCTAACGAGCTGGAGTTAATTATGAGCAAAGAAGAAGATTTAGCCTTCTTAATTAAGACAGGCCAAATAAAGGAAGCACCAAAAGAAAAAGCACAACCTAAAAAGGAAGAGGAATAACAGTGGCAATTTACTTAAACAATAACGTGGGCATCAAGCTAGCGACCAACGCTGCGCCTACTACACCATCTATTGATATTAGCGACCTAGTATCTAGCGCTGTTATCAATCAAATCGTGGATGAGCTAGAAATTACTGCAATGGGTGACACCGCTCACCGCTACGTAGCAGGTCTACAATCAGGCACATTTACAATCGACTTTATGAATGACTGGGCTTCATCTGAGATTAGCCAGACTCTTAATGAGGCATTTGGCAAGACTCTAGCTGTATCAGTAATTACAGTTAAGGGAACTACAGTTTCAGCTGCTAACCCTACCTACCAGTTCTCAATCTTAGTAAATAACCTAACACCAATTGGATCAGCTGGAGTAGCCGAAATTGCTACATCTAGCATTACATTTACTGTAAACTCTGGAATCACAGTATCGCCATCAGTGGCGTTCTAATTAAGGAGTAACAATGGCAAAGCTAAAGATTACTAGGGCTACTGGTGAAGTTACAGAACACAAGATAACACCAGGTGTCGAATACGCTTTCGAGTTGAAGTATGGTGCAGGTATTAGCAAGGTCTTGCGTGAGCATGAACAGCAAACCCATATCTATTGGTTAGCCTGGGAGTGCTTGCGCAGATCAGGCGCACAAGTACCTATATTTGGTACAGAATTTATAGACAGTTTAGATACTGTTGAGGTAGCAGACGAAGAAAAAAAATAATAAAGCGGGATTCTACAATTTACAGCATAGCCACACTAGCTGTAGAAACTGGGATACCGCCTAGCGAGTTTATCAATATGGACTCGGAAATGTATCGGGGAATTATTCAAGTATTAACCGATAGAGCAGAAAGGGTCAAAAATGCCAGTCGTGGTAAACGGCGTTAAAGAACTCCAAAAAGCAATGCGAGATGTTGACCCTGCGCTCAATAAAGAAATGTCTAAAAATATAAAAGTAGCCATGACTGTTATTCAAAATACAGCTAGAGGATATTTACCCGCCCAAGAAGATGTATTAAGTGGCTGGGGTAAAGGCACATCATCGACTGGCACAATAAACTATAGAGCCTTTCCAGCTTATGATTACAGTCTAGCAAGAAGTCTTATTAAGTACTCAGCAGGCACTAATAAAAGAAATAGAGCAGGATTTAGAGCCGCATTTTATGTAGCCAATATATCTGCACCTGGCGCTATCTTTGAAACCGCAGGTAGAAAAAATAGAAATGGTGCACCTAATTCTCAAAGCCTAAACCCTAACGCTGGTGTTAACTTTATTGAATCTGCAGAGAATTTAAGCACAATGAAAGGCGAAGGCAAACAAAAAGGCCGTTTGATTTATCGTGCTTGGTCAGAAGAAAAAGACAAGGTAATCCCAGCCGTGGTCAAGGCTATTGATACTGTGGCCATTAAGTTTATTAAAGATACAGAGATTAGGAAGGCTGCATAGTGGCCAATTTAATTGTATCGGCAGTCAGCACCTTTGATAATAAAGGATTAAAAAAAGGCCAGAAAGAAGTATCTGCATTTGAAAAGCGGGTCAAGAGTTTTGGTAAAGCATTTGCTGCCGCATTTAGCGTTAGAGCATTAACTAATTATAGTAAAAAAGCAGTAGCAGCATTTGCAGAAGATCAGAAGGCGGCTAAGTCTTTAGAGCAACAATTAATTAACACAGGCTACCAATTTAGTTCACCAGCCATAGAACTTTACATAGCCAATCTACAGAAGACCACAGGCGTATTAGATGATCAATTACGCCCAGCCTTTCAGCAATTACTAACTGTTACAGGATCTATCACTACTAGCCAGGATGCATTAAATACAGCCTTAAATATAAGCGCAGCTACAGGCCGATCATTAACAGCAGTTAGCACAGCCCTTTCACGTGCCTATGCAGGCAACACCACAGGCCTTAGCAGATTAGGTGCTGGACTAGATAAAGCCTTATTAGCCACAGGCGACATGGATAAAATTATGGGCGAACTTAATAAAAAGTTTGCAGGTCAATCCGCAGCCAGATTAACTACCTATGCTGGAAAGATGGATTTATTAGCTGCCGCATCTGCCGATGCTCAAGAAATTATAGGTAAAGGCATATTAGATGCTTTAACTTTATTAAGTGATGATAACACTATTGATAATTTAACTAACAGTATGGAAGATTTTGCCACAGCTACAAGTGAAGTAATTGTAGGTCTAGGACAAGTAGCAGCAAAATTAAAAGCATTAAACGTGCCTGGTCTTGGTAATGTATTCGATGTTAGAAATATACCAGTCATAGGCGCTTATATTGGTGGGCTTAGACAAATAGGCCGAGGCGCTATACCTCAACAAGATCGTGGTGGCCAAGAAAGAACTGCAGGCCGTATCAATGCCCAAGAAAGAAAAAAAGAGGCTGAACTTCTTAAAAGGGCTAATACAGCTCGTAAATCCGAATTAGATGCATTAAAGAAAAAAAGTGCTTTAGATCAATTACAAGATAAATTTGATATAGAACGTATCGGATATAGCAAAGCGTTAAATGAAGCCACAGATGCAGAAACTAAATTAAGATTACAGGCTAAAATTGCTATATTAGATAATAATGAAGCGATGGCTAAAAAACTATTGGCAGAAATGGAAGCCACTGATCAATTAAAGAAATTTACAGATGCACTAGAAGCTAGCACTAATAAATACGATGCCATGATAAGTAGTTTAATTGGACAATTTAGAGCGCTAGGTTTATCACTACAAGAATCATTAGCCTTAGCAGGTATGTCTGCAAGGTATCAAGCGCAAGCCGATGCCTTTGCAGCTGGCAGAGGCGGTGGCAGTGGTGGTGGTGCAGCCCCATTATCTACAGATCCATATGATATTCTAATTAGACAACTTGCACCAGAATTAAACACCTCTTATGGTTTATCTCCGCAAGAAGCTATATCTTTAGCAACTATGTCTGCAAGGTATCAAGCGCAAGCCGATGCGATTACTTTAAGAATAGATGCCTCTGGCGACAAGATGAGCCAAGCAATAGCCGAAAGTATTCAACTTGCTACTCGTAATGGTTACAATACCTCTGGCGCTGGACAGTTGCCATAATGACAGTACCTGTAATAAATGCTGTAATCAATTTTAGCACTGGCCCTAGTTTTGCCCAAACAATGATCTTGGGATCTGGAATACTAGGCACAAATATATTGGGAGATTCAGCAGCTGTAATTGTAGACGTATCTAATCAAGTAAATAGAATTGAAACTA